TGATGGAGGACTTGAAGCATGAATAAAGTCATAGTCATGGATGGCAAGATTGTATCTTATGACCCGAAAACTGGCCGCACGAGCGTAGCTGATGCTGTTGATGATACAGTAAACCACCCTTCGTATTACACGCAAGGGAAAATCGAGTGCATTGACTTTATTGAGGATAAACGGCTTGGCTATCACTTAGGAAATGCCTGTAAATATATTGTCCGATGTCAATTAAAAAACGGCGGTAAGAATCGCATTGAGGACTTGAAGAAGGCCGCTTGGTATATTGATAGGCAGATAAAGTTATGGGAGGCAGAGGATGGACGGCAGTGAAACGATTCTGGCAGTCATTGCCTGTTGTGCAATAATAGCTGCATTTCTGATGGCGGCGTTTGCATATAGACTTAATGAAAATTGGGCAAGTCACTGTGAAAAAATTGCTGATTTACTAGATGAGCAGAATCATTTTTTAGCGAGGATGAATAAAGACTGGTATAACGCATATATGAGATTGGTCGAGTTGAAAGCGGAGGAAAAGAAATGAGCGAGAAAGAGCCGGAGCAGATTTTGAGAGAGATGCGCGCCTTGGTGGATGCGTATGCAGAGGCGAAGAAGGTTAGCGTGGTTCGTCCGATTCCGATTGTGCGAGATAGGCAAGGCAGACTGGTTAAAGATTTAACGCTTAAAGAATGGCTGGCAAAACTGGATGAAGAAGTCACAGAATTGAAGGCGGAATTGCTTGGCTCTTATGTGCTTGAGGATAAGCTGATAAATGGCAATCTTAACAGAGTTAAGCGGCGGAACATTGGCGGTGAAATGAGCGACATTATCGAACTGCTTCACAATATGGGACACCAGATGGGCATGGATGATGAGTTTTGGGATGCTCAGACGTTTGAAACGAATGAGAAGATGAGGGAGCGTGGGCTGATTGACTGAGACGGAATTGAAAAAGCTGAGAGACTCTTATGATGTGGCGTTTATTGGCTTATGGAAAGACAAGCATATGCAAAGTATATACAAAGGAAGTGTGACAGAACTGCTTATCTTGATGGGGATACTAATGGTAGACTTACACGAAGATACCGGTATTGCTTTAGAGGATTTGGGCGAAGGGTTTAATGAAGTAGTAGCAAAAGAAATAGCATTGAGGGAGAAGAAAAAGTGAACGATATTGAGTTGCTGATAAAAGTATTTAAATCAGGGATGAAAAGGCGCAACGGTATCAGGTGTGATGCCGTGATGTGTGCTGAAGTAGTTGAACTGTTGAGAGAATTTAAAGAGTTGAATAATGAGAAGCACAAGGGAGTACGTTAAATGTAGTTGCGGTGGGCTGGCGTGGATAGAGAGAGCAGAGGAAAAGGGGTATCGTGACCGCATCCATTGCCCGAAGTGCGGCAGGATAACAGTGCAGGATAATATACCGATGGGGATTCATGTTGAGCTTGCGAGTGACATTGATGTCATTCGCAAAGAGGAGGCGCAGGACGATGAAACTTGAAAGTGATATAAATCGAGAAAATGCGAAAGAGCTATCACGGTTGATTTTAGAAAATCCGAAAATGAGCGTTATAGCGTGGATTAACTCGGAGGGGATTTCGAATGAGTACGGAAGCTGGCGTGGAGATATAAACCGAGTTGGCTTAATGACAATAGCATATTCGGCAGCATTTGAGAGATATATTGAAAAAAGCGATGATGACTACGAGGATTGTTATGAGTTTTACGGCGCAGATGCAGATGACTGGACAGACGATGTGCTCAATAAAAAAGCCGCAGAGATTCCTTGGGATACTGTAATCGCTATTGATGTGAGCGCAGTATAGGAGGCGCAGGACGATGACTAATGGCGAGTGGATAAGAGCACACGATGATAAATGGCTGGCTGCGTTTATAGCAGAGGGTGAGGCAATTCGGCGGGTCGAAATTGTGATGCACGGGGCAAACGGAGGACTTATCGTTAAAGAGAATATCGAGAAGTGGCTAGCGGAGGAGTACGAGGAGGCGCAGGACGATGGCAAGGCATAAACATATCCCGTATGTTGTGCTTGGGGCAGGCGATAAGCCAACCAAGGGTGCGGTTGTTACTAAAGAAGATGATATGTCGGGATATTGGTTGCATTTTGTTGAAATAAAAAATGATGGAGATATAGAGCGTGGTGAAACATTCAACAGTGAAGCTATACTTGGCATTTACCAGTCGATATATTTTGCGAGGATTGAGAGCGTAGATGCTGTGATTAAAGCACTGGAGAAATTGAAAAAGAAGTGGGAGGACGACGAGTTAAAGACGAGTTAAAGTTGAGTTAGGAGGGCTGACAATGACAGATAAACGAGCGATTGAATTATTATGCGAAATGGTAGAGAACTGTGAAAAGGATATTCCGATTGGTGGATATGTTGACAGATTAAGAAAAGAAAAAGCAAGAGCGTTAGATATAGCGATAGAAGCAATTAAAGAAAAAATGGAGCGTCAAAAAAATGGATAATGAAGTCAAGTTAAAAAAATGCCCATTCTGTGACGCAGAGGCTTTTGTTTGGGAAACTAATCACAGGGTTTTTATAGAGTGTTCTAAATACAGTGCGAATTGGCATTTAATACGAGTCACAGGGAGGACAATGGAAGAAGCAGTCGAAGCGTGGAACAGGAGGGCTGACAATGAACAGAGAGATTAAATTAAAAAGGTGTCCGTTCTGTGGGGGCGAGGTAAGGATTGATGCAATTGATGCAATGGAGGACATGAGCTGTTTCATGGTAGGGTGTAGGAATAAAGATTGTATATGTCATGTTACTGGTGCTGCATATGATACGCTGCGGGACGCTGTTGAGGCATGGAACAGGAGGGCTGACGATGGCAGATATAACAATGTGTCATGGCAATGATTGCCCATTAAAAAATAAATGTTATCGTTATACAGCATACGCAAACCCATATTGGCAGTCGATATTTACGGAGATACATTATAAAGACGGCAAATGTAATCATTTCTGGGATAACAGAGGTAAGCGAAATCGCCCAGATGGTGAGCCCATGTTTAAGGAGCGTGGTGAAGATGGCAGAGAATAAAATGGAGCAGGTTGCCCAGATGTTCGGCAAGAAGCTGAATGAGGATTTTAAGGCGGTTATTTGGGACTCTGTTATGGAGTGCAGATTTACGAAAGGAGGTTTGGAAATAAAACAGGATAATGGATTGTACAGAAATAATGGTAATTGGTTATCATGTTTATTAACTGGCGAAGCTGAGATTGTGGAGTGTAAAGATAATGGCTGAGAATCGTATGGCTGATGTGGCTGAGATGTTCGGCAAGAAGCTGGGGGAAAAATTCAAAATTAAATATCTAGGCGATACTCACACGGTAGTATTTACTGCTGATGGATTAACCCAAGGCGATTACTATGTGGGTGGTTATCTTATAGACTTCGATGCACTTCATGTTTTATTGACTGGATTGGCTGAGATTGTGGAGGAATGAGCATGACAGTCTATGAGTTGATTAAAAAGCTGACTGAGTTTCCGCCTGATTCGACGGTGTATTTTTTTGACGGGGTAGAAATCAGGGGTGTCGCGGATAAAGACAATGAACCTGTCTTGACGACTTGGGAGTGTAGTGGCAAATGGGAGGACGAGGAATGACAAACGCTGAGAAGATAAATCAGATGACTGTTGAAGAAAAAGCGCACTGGATTGAGCACTTACAACTTGATAATTGCAGTTGTTGTTCCCATTACAAAATGAGCAAGTATAAAATCGTGCTCTGTGAGATTGAGCATGGGCAGGATATTAGCGACTGCATCAATGGGCGCATCGAGTGGCTTGAAGCGGAGGCTGAAGATGACTAATCGAGAGTGGCTTGCGAGTATGAGCAATAAAGAGTTAGCGGATTTTCTGCAATATGTTGTTGAAACAAGTGCTGAGATTACTGCGTGGGAGTGCTGGCTTGAAGCGGAACACGAGGAGAGGAAAGATGACCAATCGAGAGAAGTATGGTGAGAAAAGCCATGAAAAATATGTTAAGACTAAACAATGTGTATATTGCACAGAATTTATTTGCGAAAGAACGCCAGTAGATTTTCTTGAATGTCCTATTGAGAACAAAGAGGATTATGCGAAATGGCTGGCGCAGGAGTACGAGGAGGGATGACGATGGGAGTAAATAGAAAGTTTTGTTATACAGAAGCCCAATGTAAATTTGCTGAAGAAGTGATACGTACACTTAGTAAGGAAATAGACGGCAGTGAAAATCAATGGGAACGCGGTTACAATGCTGGATTAAGTTTTGCGATAAAAACACTACAGCGGTTCAAGAATAATTATCCTTATGCAAGAGCGGAGGGCTGACGATGGCGAAGAAGAATAAAGAGTTTCGGCTTTGTTATGTTGACAATAATATCATGCACTTCACAGACAACTTTGAATTTCAATATGGGGATGACTGGAATGATGCACCTTACGAGCATAATGCTGGTGCGCCATACGAATGGAACGATAAAGAATCTGACGAGTGGAACCATGAGCATCATCGTGGACACTTCAGATACATTGGCTACTACTCGCAGTATGAATATCTTAAAGAGCCGTGTGATTGTGGCGGGTATGGTTACTATGGTAGCGGCTACAGCGTGGAAGAGATTAATAAAGGTGCAGTTGCGTGGCTGTACTCTGAAACGGCAGGCGGTCTGATGGCAGGTAGCACGATGGATGAGGCTATAGAATGGTGCAAGAAGGCAAAAGTTAAGTGGGGGGAGCTGACGGAATGATGTCGCTAGAGGAGGCCAAGGAATGAATGAGATAGAGATTGAAGCCATGAAAATAGCTATGAGCACTATAAAAGCTATCTGCGAGAAAAATCACGGCGCAAATTGTTGGGAATGCCCTGCAAATGGTCACGGTAGACTGTGCCACTCTGGGGATATATCTTGTTGTGCTCCGCATCGTTGGTGGGGAATTGAGGAGGCAGACAATGAAAGAGACGATAAATAAACTTACTGTATTTCTCACGTGTTTGAGCGTGTCGCTGTGCATTGCATTAGGTATCACTACTCACTGGCTGCATGAGGCCAGAGCTACAGTGGATAGGCAGGAGCGACAGCTGAAGGAATTGTATGGGCAGGTCAATGAGCTTACTTTGCAGTATGTGGAGATAGTCAAGCGCATAAACAAGCATGGAGGGCAATGATGGGGAGTCTTGATTTTGTCGAGATAGACAAGGACATGAAGGCAGACCGAAAGCTGGCTGAGAGGTTTCTTCTTGGCTATGATCATGAGCTTTCTGAGTACGCGAAGCAGAAAGAAGAATTTCTGGCAGCACCCAGAGAAATCAGCGCAGGGCGTGGCAATCTGCCAGGTAAGCCGGTTGAAGCTCAGGCAATCAAGTCAGCGCAGTATGATGCGGAGCATGAAGAATACTGGTGGCTGCGTGCTGTGGAGGTCGCATTGAGGACATTTGGCGAGCGAAAGCGTATATTTATCAGTGTGAGGCAGGAGGCTGCAGCCAAGGGCAACTGCAATGATGGCCCAGGGCGGCGTGGCTGGGTTGTCTACACTCAGCGCAGGTACAGTGAGGAGATTTGCAAGCGGTTCCTTAATGCTCACGGCTGGCTGGGAGAGAGGACTGTTAAGGCGTGGTGGTCGCAGATTCTTGACTGTGTGGTTGAGATGCACCTTCGCTTGCAAAATAAAAATTTTTAAAAAGGGCAGCACTTTATTAATGGTTTTCGGTGGTAAAATAGTAGCATAGGATAATACGGATTTGAGGAGTCGCAGAGCAGCGGCTCTTTTGTTTTGTCCAACGTAAGGGAGAGCGACAAAATGCAATTACAAGTTGAATACGTGGACATATCCACGATAAAGCCATATAAGGGCAATGCGAAAGAGCACCCCAAGGAGCAGATTGAGCAAATCAAGAAGTCAATCACGGAGCTGGGCAACCTTGATAACGAAGTCGCGTAAAAGTGACTTGTTATATATTTAGGGCGAATAGTGATAGCTACACGACAAGAGGGGAGAGCCTTGCCCCTCTTTTGCCCGTATTATTAAGGCGGTTACGAAAGGCGGTAACGCATAATGAATGAATTAACAGTAACACAGAGTAATATCCCTGCTAATATTGAGGATTTGGCAAAGTTCGTGCTGATTGGGCGTGATAAACTTCAATCCGTAAGGGCTGAAATATCGGCAATTAGCAAATTAGGGCTTGCCAAAGAGGTATATGAGCAGAAAAAAGCTGAGGCGCAGGAGATAGCTGAAACAGTAACGCTTGCAGAAATGAGAACAGGCGAATTATTAAAGGCTATACCAAAGGCAAGTGGCGGTGATAGAAAAAGTGATAATTTCAAAAAGCCCATTGGTGGGCAATTTGAAAAAACGACGCAAGATACGATTCCGACACCAAAGCCAAAGGCAGAAGTAATAAAAGAATTGGGGTTTGATAGACATCAAGCGCAACGTATGGAGCAAATGGCTGAAAATCCCGAAATCGTACATAAGGCGATACAAGAGGCAAGGGCGAATGATGATATAGTCAGTCGCTCTTTTGTTTTGGGTAAAATCAAGCAAGAAAAGAAAAAAGTTGAAGTCGAGCAAGCAAAGAAAAAAATTGCTGATGAATACAAAAAAGATGAAATGAAAGCAGTTATCCATGTGGGTGACTGCTTTTCTTATACCCCGAAAGAAAAATATAAGCTGTTATTGACTGACCCTCCATATAGTACGGACGTTGCCAACATTGATGGATTCGCTAAAAGTTGGTTGCCAAAGGCGTTGGATAATGTGCGTGATGATGGTTTTGCTTATGTGTTTATAGGCGCATATCCTAACGAGTTAAAAGCATATCTAAACATTGACCCACCTTCTCACATGGAGTTGGTGCAGGTGCTTGTTTGGAGTTATAAAAACACGTTAGGCAATAACCCGAAGGACAGATACAAGCAAAATTATCAAGCGTGCCTTTTCTATCGCGGCAAAAACGCCCCTGCTCTTGATTGTCCTATGACTAATGAACAATGGGCAGTACAGGAGATAAACGCACCAGACGGAAGGCAGGGCGATAGGTTTCACGCATGGCAGAAACCTATGGAGATAGCTGAAAGATTTATCCGTCATTCTACAAAAGCAGGAGATATGGTGTTTGACCCCTTCGCCTGCACAGGTACTTTTTTATTAGCGGCGGCAAAATTGGGGCGTAAATCCTTCGGTATTGAGATTAACCCCGAAAATGCCGAAATCGCGATAAAGAGGGGGTGTATTTATGGCTAACAACTTCGCACAGGCTATGGATAGCACCAAACGGCTATTTACTAATCAAGTATTGCCGGTTCTCAAAGGGCTTTTTAATAATTGCAAGTTCGTAGAGATTGAAGGGCGCGCTGATGATGAAATAGCAAAAGACCTTGATATATATGCAGGTATCGATGTTTACAGGGTGCAATACAGCACGAGTAGCGCGATTGGCATAGCAAGCAGGATTCAAGCAGGTAAAGCATGGCGCACGTTCACAGTTCGCAGGTCAAGGGATTCTGGGGCGGCTACTGAATACGAAAAGCGAAAATATGCCATTGAACACAACACGCTTTATCCTAAACTTACAATGCAGGCATACATTCAAGATAATGGGAGCGTTGTCATTGGGCTTGTTGAAACAGAAAAGCTGATGGAGTATATAGACAAAGAAAACCCGACAATTCGCAGGACAGGGCGAGAGCAAAGAGGACAGGCGAGTTTCTTTGTTTGTGAATGGGATAAAATGCGTAATGCAGGCTATAACGTTCTTGAGATAATAAGCCGGTGATGTTTGTATAGCGTCATGGCGCGATAATTTCGGCAACGTGAAAGAAAAGAGCTTCGTTGCATAGGGAGGTGAACACAATGCCCAGAGGCAGACCGACAAAAGACATAAGTAAAAAAGATTTTGAAGGGCTTTTATCCATTGGTGCAGACCAAGAGTTTTTAGGTGCTAAAATAGTATCATAGAGATTTAGTTCCTCGATATGCTCTAAGGAGGTGATGATATGGCAAGACCGAGAAAAGAAATAAGCCAACAGGAGTTTGAAAAACTTTGCAAGCTTCAATGCACACAGCAGGAAATTGCAGATTGGTTTGACTGTTCACCAGATACGATTGAGCGATGGTGTCAGCGCGAATATAACAAGCGTTTTGCGGAAGTATTCGCACAAAACCGAGGCAAAGGCAAAATATCCTTGCGCCGTATGCAATGGCAACTTGCCGAGAAGTCACCTGCTATGGCTATTTTTCTAGGCAAGAATATGTTGGGACAGACTGACAAGATGGAGCAAATAGTTAATGATATATCCGAGCACAAGGGCATAACGATTAACTTCGCTGATAAGGGTGATGGCAATGCAGGTAACGTTCCCGACAGCGTATAAGGAGTTATTCAGACCGCACCGCTACAAAGTCTATTACGGCGGCAGGGGCGGTGGTAAATCGTGGCAGTTTGCAAGGGCGTTAATTCTGCTAGGCTATGACCGCAAGTTAAGAATACTTTGCACACGAGAGATTCAGCGCAGTATCAGCGATTCGGTGCATAAGCTACTAACCGAGCAAATAGACGCGCTTGGGCTTAATTACTTCTATGCTATTACACGCGATTCAATCAAGGGCGCAAATGGTACGGAGTTTATCTTCAAAGGATTGCACGCTAACAGCCAAGAGATTAAATCAACCGAGGGCGTTGATATCTGTTGGATTGAGGAAGCGATGAGCGTTTCCGAGGATTCATGGGCGGTACTTATCCCAACAATCCGCAAAGAAGGTTCTGAGATTTGGGTAACGTTTAACCCAGACAGCGAGAAAGACCCTGTATACCAGCGCTTTTTGGTCAACGGTGCTGCTGGTGCGTATATCCGTAAGGTGAACTTCTCAGAAAATCCCCACTTCCCCGATGTGCTGAGAAAAGAAATGGAGTGGCTCAAAAGTCGCGACTATCAAGCGTATTTGCATATCTGGGAGGGCGAAGTAAAACGCCATAGTAACGCTTTGGTATTCGGTAACTATTTCAAAGTTGAAGAATTTGAAACGCCACAGCGCGTGAGGTTCTATCATGGGGCTGACTGGGGCTTTGCTAATGACCCGACAACGCTTATTCGGTGCTTTATCGATGGCAAAAAGCTATACATTGACCGCGAGGCGTGGGGGATTGGCGTAGAGATTGACAATACGCCAGCACTCTTTGACACGATAGACACGGCGCGAAAGTGGCCGATAAAGGCAGATTGCGCAAGACCAGAAACAATCAGCTACATGAGGCGCCAGGGCTTCAAAGTAAGCGCGGCTAAGAAGTGGGCGGGCAGTATCGAGGATGGTATTGAGTACCTGAAAACATACGAGATAATTATTCATCCGAGATGCAAGCACACCATAGATGAATTTAATCACTATTCGTATAAGGTTGATAAGCAGACGGGTGACATCCTTCCGCAAATTGTGGACGCGAATAATCATCTGTGTGACAGCTTGCGCTATAGCCTTGACGGGCTGATAAAGGGCAAAACAGGCGATTGGAGCGCATTGATAAGCTGATTTGTACTTTGTAGCGTGGACACATTCGGCAAAAGTATCAAAAATCCCCGCCTATGTACTTTACTTAATTAAAGTTTTGTGCGTGTGCGGTGGGCATTATAAAAGGTGGTGATGTAATGACAAAGATAATCCATAATGACGGCTATGTTAATACAATACTGGGGCACGGCATGAAACAAGCAGACCCTTTTGCTATGGGCAGGTTCGGCGGTGTTAATAGTTGGCTCGTTGATTACCGCGAAGCAGACAATATGTATACATTCAACGGCTTAGCGCGGCGCATTATCTCACTACCTGCTGACGATGCTCTAAGAAAAGGCTTTGACATTAAAAGCAATGGTGAGGACATCGACAAGGACACGATGCGCAAGCTAAAGTCGCGCTTGGAGGATATGGACGCAAAAAAGCAGTTAGGGCTTGCGCTTAGTTGGGACAGACTTCATGGCGGTGCTGCGGTTCTGATGATTGCTGACGATGGCGGCACGTTGGAAGACCCTCTCAACCTGCAACGTATACGCCGGATTGAACGCTTGGACGTATACGAGCCAGAGGCTATTAGCTTCACGGACGCAATGCTTTATACAGACCCAAGTGACCCGAACTACGGCAAACCGCAGTTTTATAACATCATCGGATTATGGGGCAACGCTTTCATGGTGCATGAATCGCGATTGCTCCTTTTTCATGGCGGTGACATCTCAAACTACTACCGCAGGATGAGGAACGGCTGGGGCGCGACTGTGTTTGAGCAGGTTCGGGCAGAGCTTTTGCATTATGCAGGCGGCAATGACCTTGCTTTCATGGCTCTTGGCAGATTGTCGCAGGGTATTCTCAAGTTGGCAAACATGAATGACCTGCTAATGAATGACGAAGGCGAGGCGGCAGTACAGAAACGCCTGCACTTAATTGACATGGCACGGCACATGATGAACACGCTGGCACTTGATACCGAGGACGATTACGACCAGAAGAACATGAGCCTTGCAAGCGTTGACAAGGTTCTGGACGAATTTCAGCAGGCCGTCTGTTCTGCTACTGGTATTCCTGCAACGCTTCTGTTTGGTCGTTCTCCTGCTGGCATGAACGCCACAGGGCAAAGTGATTTGGAGACCTACTACAATTTAGTGGAGGGCATACAACAACACACGCTCAGACATCCGCTATCACGGCTGATTGATGTTATAGCCAGTTGCTCAGAGTATGGCATTAACCTGCCGAATGATTGGTATATCAAGTTTGAAAGCCTTTGGAACGAGAGCGAGAAGGAAGAAGCCGAGACACGCAAGCTCAAAGCTGATGCGCGACTTGCCAAGGCTAATGCAATCAACACGTTGGTACAGGCGCAGGTGCTTGATGTGTCAGAAGCAAGGGCAATGCTTGCCGAGGATGAAGATTACATCATTGACCGCACGATTGACAAGGTTATCGCAGAGCCTGTTGAGTAGGTGATTAGATGCTGATATATCCTAAAGTCAAGATTCAGTATCCCATGAGCCTTGAGCGCGAATATGCAAGGGAGCTTATCAGGTACGTGCGCAAGATTCGTGACATTTGCAAGCGACATATACCGAACATGGTAGAAGCGGCAATGTGGAACGCCATTCATGCTGACGATTGGACGGAAGAGCAGACCGAGGAAATAGATGAGGACATTACCGCCGAAGAAGAAGCTGCAATCATGGCGATTATCCTCGCAATGTTCAACCGGGTAAAAACATTCAACCGCAGACAGCAAGAAAGCATCTTCCGTAGTGTGTTTGGTGCTATCCCTAAAGAGATAAGCAAAGAAGATTACGAGAAGATAAAGCAAATATGGGTTAATCAGAACATAGAACTGATTCACTCAATTGACAGGCGCACGCTTGAAAGCATCCGCTACACGTTGAGCGAAAACATCATTCGCGCCGTAGATCGCAAGATACTTGTTGAAGAATTGACGGAAAGTATCACGCACATGGCAGAAGTCAATGAAAAGCGTGCGGCTCTTATTGCTTGCGACCAAGTGGGCAAGCTAAACAGCCAGTTGGCACAATTGGAGCAAATGAACCAAGGTTGTGATTCATATATCTGGCAAACGATGATGGATAACCGGGTAAGACCAGAACACGCAGCGCGGCAAGGCAAGAGATTTTACTGGGATGACCCGCCGAGTGATGGGCACCCTGGATGGGCGATTCGCTGTCGCTGTACCAGTCTTGGTTGCTACGACACAGACAAAATAGGGTTACAACCGAAAGCAGGAAGTTATAAAAAGGTGTGAGGTGATGGGCATGAATCGGGGGAGAGACCATCCGAGAGGGGGAAACATGATGCAAAGATTTGATAACGTGGCTATCAAAGCTACAAAGACAGATGAGGGATTCATCCGTGATACGCCGATTGTAGGGCGCACGGGCATCCTTGTATATCGCAATGCAGACGGGACAGAGCGCAGAGAGTACAGACCACCAGAGGAGGCATTTAACGCTGATTCGCTGGCGAGCCTGATGGGGAAGCCAATCACTATTGGACACAAAGCAATGGTGACGGCTGGCAATGCGGCGCAGGTTGCGCCTGTTGGCTCCGTTTTGTCTGCAGGTCGGCAGGATGGCAATGCTATCCGAGCTGATATTGTGATTTACAATCTTGATACAAACGCAAGGGAGTTATCCTGCGGCTATTCGCTCAATCTTGACGAAACGCCTGGCACGACTCCTGAGGGTGAGCATTACGATGCTATCCAGCGTGATATCCGATATAATCACCTGGCAATCTGCTCCAAAGGCAGGGCTGGCATCGCTAGGCTAAACATGGATGGCTCTCAGATTATTGACGATGAGGAGGAAAAGCAAATGGCAGAATTGACGAAAATCCGCCTTGACTCCGGCATTGAGTACGAGTGTGCTCCCGAAGTCAAAGTGGAAATTGAGAAGATGCGCAAAGACAGCGCAGAAGCACAGAAGGAGCAGGACAAGCTGCAGGCAAAGTTCGATGCTCTCGAGGCTGAGCTGAAGAAAGAGCAGGAAGGCCGCAAGGCTGATGCAGAAAAGGCAAAGGAGAACTTCGACGGGGCTGTGAAGGCTCGTGTGGAGCTGCTCAAGGTTGCCGAGGCCCATAAGGTGGAGAAGGCCGACAGCATGACCGACACCGAAATCAAGACGGCTGTCATCAAGGCTGTACGCGGTGACTCCATCAACCTCGATGGCAAGTCTGCGGATTACATTGAGGCCGCCTACGATATGGCAAAGGCTGAGGTAAAACAGCACGAGGATGGCATGGCAGAACAGCGCAAGGCTACTCAGACCCACAACGAGGACGGCGCACAGGGCGGCGCTCAGGAGAACAATGACGCGGCAGATGACCCGGAGGCGGCTTATCAGAAGCTGATTGAGGCAGAGCGTCATATGTACGAGAAGGGACGTGAATAATTATGGCACAGGTTAAAGCATTTGAATGGTATCAGCAGAATATGCCCATTGCCATCCCCGGCATGAAGGCAGACAGCACTATTGATGTTGTCGATTCGTTTTTGGCAGAGGCCGCACTCAATCCCGGTGATGCAGTGATTCGCGGCACCGGTGACCAGCAGGTCAAGCCTGTGGCGGCATCCGCAGACATTGCCAATGTTATCGGTATCGCAGTTCACACGCACAAGGATTACAGCGGCACTGGCGCAT